TCTTGAGTCAAATAAGCGTATCTTACCATCCCACATTTTATTGCGATAGGCTGGCATAAATTTATATCCTTCTGCGTAAAAGGTGAAATACTCGCTAAGCTCCATTAGTATGCCACTATCGTCGGATCGCAGTATTACTTTTGCTTCGTCTTTTTTACTCGCAGTGACCATTACATGCCTGATGTAAACTTCTTAAAGTCTAAAATATTTTTAACGTGGGTGTGTCTCCATCGAATGTTACCCATGATTTCTTCAAGAGTATCAATGATAGTTTTTTGATAATCAATCTGCGCACGGATACGCACCATATCTTCATCGGTGCAATAGTACATATCCATGTCGCTCTTTAAAGGCTTAGTCATACCATCGAATGGATCGTACTTCCATTTACGGTTGTCCATATCCTGCTGTGACATTTTCCCGTTGTAATAAAGCCACTTATCCTTTTTCATGGACTCTTGTTCCATTTCTTTTTTCTTTAGCATAAGCTTAGCCATTGAAAAAAGTTCAAGGTATTTAGCGTGTAATTTAGAAGACTTTATAGTCTCATCGTCAAGGCATACATCGTCAATAACTGCATCCTTCTTCCACATCTCTAAGATCTGTTCCAAGTTAATCATAATATAAATTTATTTATAGTTATTTAATTATAGCAAATTCATTATATCTGAAAGAAACGTCTGCTTGAAGATAGGTGACATCTGAAGACTGAGAGTTAAAATCAACACCGCTCAAAGATGTAGGAAACGACTCTTTAAATTGGAATTGCTTGTTAACGTTATTATGACTTGACATCACAGATAGAATCATATCGTGTCTTTCAAGGCCATCACTGTTTGCTTTCATCCAATTGAACATTTCAGTGTAGTTTGTCATATTTTCGTCAATTGCAAATCTCAATGATAGTGTGTCAAACGTTACTGCTTCTCCTGGAGTATATCCAATTCGATTACGAAAACTTGTTAGAACTTCCCCCGAAGTAACAGAAGGTATACCAAAACTAGTTATAAAGAATTCGGTATTCGCAAACTTTTCACGATTGATCGTAAGCTTAAACCCTGTGGGTGAAAGCATGTTAATATTAGATGTTAGGTTTGTTCCGCTCATATATCTATTTATAACGCAAAAAAAGAGGAGCTCCGAAGAACTCCTCTTTAAGATTAGTTAGTATAAAACCTAGCTTTGTCCACCAACGTTAATGTTCTTAACGCGGAATGTACGGTAGTAAGGATTAGTACCAGCACCGCCGATAGAACCATCAACTACTCCAGTGATAGGATTCGCTACAAGACCATAACGTGTCTTGAAAGCAATCTTAGGTTGGAAGCTGTTTTCACCAACTGCACGGACCATTGTGAGTGGTACGTATGGGCAGTAGAAGATACCAGCATCATAAGCGCTATCGCCCTTATAACCAACTGTGCAATAATCTGTAGCAGCATATGGATCTACATAGACTTTAAGGCGTCCGTTAAGAGTACCAGCAAATGTGTTACCAGTTGCATCTACGTTAAGACCTTCAGAACCGCCGAATACAAGTTTACCACTTGCTGCGAGAGCAGAAGCTACGTTAGAAGAAGCGATAACAAAGTTACCTTTTCCACGACGTGTTTCAAGTGCGATCTTATTAGCTTCCTGTTCGATTTGGAAGATAAGAGACTGGAACTTCTCGACTGCCCAACGGCCGTCTGCATCAGCTACCAAGTCAAACGCTTGAGTAGCACCAACTCCGCCAACTTTACCAGTAACAACCATGGAGCGGATAACTTCACGATTGATTTCAGCGAGGATCTCACCAGACAAGATGTTAGCCAATTCAGACTCAGCGTCAAGGCCGTGTACTGCTTTGAGATCTTGTGCAAGTTCCATTGTGTACTCAGCTTTCAACTGACGAGTCTTAGCTACAACAGTTGCCTTCTCGATTGTGAAACCCATTTCATTAGCGATGTTAGCGACTTCAGCGACACCAGTTGCGATACCTGTACCAGTAGTAATACCAGAATGAGGAGAGTCAAACAGTGAATTAGCATCTGTACCTGCACCAGAGAAGTCTGTGTCAGCTTCGTCGAAGAGAGCTTCAGCATCACCTGCTACGATTGGAGTACCATCACCAATACGTGCTTTCATTGCGAAAGCAAGACCAGTAGGACCAGACATTGGCTGGACACCTGCTACATTATAAGCGATAAGGTTAGGCATTGCACGGCGTACAAGAGAGATAAGCACTGGATCGAAGTTGGCTACTGCCGACGTATTCATGTTGCCATCTGCTTCTTGGAGAGAACCAAAGTTAGATGCAACGGCTTGTTCTCTAAGAGCAACTTCAGTGTTCTCTAGGAGCTTAGCGGTTACAGCCTTCTTGTAGCTGTCTGTGATAGGAGCTTCGTCAGCATGTTCAAGTACTGGAGCCCATTTTTTGATTTCTTTTTCTGCGTTAAACATTTTAATTAATTCCTTTTTTTGTTGTTAGAATGTTGTGTTAATTTAGGGGTTTTATTTGAAACGTGAAAGGTGTTGTACATACTTAGCCATATCCTTAGGGAGTTTAGCTTGTGGATCTACCGCACCTTCTACGATTGTTTGTGTTTCTGTTACTGTTGAATCTTGAGATTCTACAAGTTCTTCAGATTGATTTGACTCTTTAAAGAATCCTTCTTTGATTGTTGCTACCTTAGCACTAAAAGTATCAGCATCTACGAATTCGGTATCTTCAACAAGTGAAGAAAGTTTACCAGCTTCGGTTGATGCCAAATCAGTTGACGCTTCGCTAATGATCTTTTCGCGTTGAAGAGTTACAACTTGACTTGCAAGCTCACTCTTTTCAGCTTCAGCATTTGCTAGAGATTCTTTAATTTCAGTAACCTGTTCTGAAAGCTCATCTACAAGATCAACTTTAGAGTCAGGTACTTCGATGTAATGTTCAGTGAAAGTACTTTGTAGTGCTTTCATGAAGTTTTCAGTAATCTCTGTACGTAGTTTGTTATCAACAAACTCCTGATTTTCTTCGATCCAAGATTCAACTACGAAACTCAAGTAATCATCGATCTTTTCAACAAGTGACTCACGAACGTAAGTTACTTCTTCTTGTAGATCTTCTGTGTACTGAGATTCAAGTTCTTCTTGAATTGTATTTACTTTATTTGCGACAGCAGCTTCAAATAAGATAGAAGCTTTTGCTTTGAAGTCTTCGGTCAATTCTTGATCTGCTTCAGCAAGCACTTTAAGATCTAATGCAAACGAATCTGCTTCAGTTTCTTCGTGCATACCACCACATGATGCCATGATTGATTTATAAGAAGCAGCAATGTCGTCTTTCTTCATTGACTTAAGTTGACCATACATTGCATTAATGATGTCAGCCTTTGTCTTAGGAACTTCAACTTCGTCTTCTTCGTCCTCGGTCATGTTAATTGCTTCATATGCAGCAACCAGATTTGACTTTTTCATGCCTTTAAGAGCGTCAAAACTTGCGGCAAGAATACCTGCTTTAGTTTTAACTTCTGGCAATTCAACTTCTTCTTCATCTTCATCAGACTCTTCTTCTTCGACTTCGTCAGATTCTTCTTCCTCTTCAGCAGCTTCGGAAACTTCTTCCTCGTCTTCGTCAGATTCTTCTTCTTCTTTCACTTCGTCTTCCTCGTCGGATTCCTCTTCGGCAGCTTCGGAAACTTCTTCCTCGTCTTCGTCAGATTCTTCTTCGTCTTTTTTAGATGCTTTTGCTTCTTCTAATTCTTCATCTTCGTCTTCTTCTTCTTCAGAAACTTCTTCATCCTCTTCGGATTCTTCAGCTTCGGTTTTCTTCTTAGCTTCGCCAAGAAGCACTTCTAAGACAGTATCAGATAAAGGTTGTTCTTGTTCAGTGACTTCAGTCTCCTCGGAAACCTCAACCTCTGATTCAACAACAAGATCTTCTTCTTCTACGTCTTCAATGATTTGTTCATTATCGTTTGACATATAATTAAGTTTCCTTATTTTTTTGAATTAGAGTTTGGAGAGGAAATCACTAAAGATTCTTTCCTGTGCTTCGCTAATGCGACCCATAGGAACCCTTTTAATTTCAGTCTCGTATTCTTCAATTTGCTGAGGTTTAAGAATGCCATTTTCCCATATCCATTCTACGCCTTCCATAATGCCTTCAACGAAAGCAGATGGAGCGCTAGGATCTTGGACGATGTCAACAGTAGCAAGAACGAAATCGTCCTTAACGTATGTTTTGCCTTCTCTATTTTCAACAGTACCCATACCACGACTTGAAACGCCTAACTTGCACCCGCCTTGAACGAGTCCTTTCACTATTTTACCCATAGGTGTATCTAGTATCAGCGCTTTTCCAACAACATCGTTACCTTCAAATTTCAATGAGGTAATTCTGTGTGAAACTTTATCAAGGTTAATCTGTGGGCCTTCTGGGTGATTTAATTCACCAACGGCTCTTCCAGTCTTAACCTGCTCCTTAACGTACTTAGCAGTTGCTGCTGATAGTACGTCTTTAGGATAAATTCTATTATTGCGGTTCTGTTTCTCCGCTTGCATAAAAACGCCTTCGATGAAAACATTTTTTTCACCTTTATCGTTTGCTTCGGTAATATATTCTACCGATTCTAAATGTTCTGTAATTAATTTCATCTAGTTTGCGTATCCTACTTTTGTAAATAATACGCCTATTGCTGCACCAGTTCCAGCAGCCGCGGCAGATGCAAATATTTCGTCGCTTGTATCCTTTTTAATTATTAAGTTACTAGCAGCAGGAATCATAACACTTGATTTACGAGTTCCAGTAGCCTTTTCTTCGATGTTGACATATTTGACTGCAGCACTTGTGTTTTGTACCAAGACTAACGATGCACCACTAATTGTGGACGCGCCAGCTGTTAAAGATGCTGCCGCGGCAATAGTTAAAGGTTGAATAATCATATTATTTTTCTTTAGTTTTGTTAAAAATTGTTGATGTAAGACCTACCTTACGAACTTCAAGAGCATCGTTTAGTTTATCACGAATTGCTTCTCCAAATGCTTTTGCAGAACCGACTTTGTTGTTTTTAACAATATTGTTAAAAACTTTATGTGTTGTATCACTCATATATCTATTTATAATTTTTCAGTTTTTAAAAGAGAATTTAGATGTCTAAATCTGACTCGCCTTCTTCATCGCCGCCTTCTGCAGCTTCTTCTTCTACTTCTTTATCCAATCTTTCAATATCTTCTTCAGATTGTTTTAAAACTACTTGTCTCACGTACTTATTAGAAACGTACTTGCCTACGAGATCTTCCATTTGCTGAGCCATTTCTAATCTTTCTCTTAAAATTTCAAATTCCTTTAATTCAGAAAAGTAATTGTCTTCAGCAAAGTCAATATTGATATTTTCTTCTATGTCGGCCCAGTCGTTTTCTGTAATAACTCCTTTAATAATAAGTTGAATGCGAAGTGCTTCGATAAGCATCACCGAAAAGCGTTTGCGCAATCTATCAACAAACTTTTGGAATTTCACTTCTTCTCGCGAGATTTCACTGGCTCTTCCGATTGTAAAAGAACTTTCTTGTTCTAATCTTGAAACTGGCACGTTTAAAGCACGGTATAGTTTCTTTTGAAAGAATTGTACATCTTCAATCTGACCAAGGTTTTCGCCGCCACCGAGTGTCGTGATTTCTGTACCTCTACCTCCTTCTCTACGTGGAAGATAAAAATCTTCTAGCATAGACATGTGTTTACGGTCATCGCTTACATCTCCGGTTGTTGCATCGTATACCATCTTATTACGATAACGGGATACAACCTGTTGAACGTATTCTTCAGCCTTCCCTTTTGGTAAATTGCCTACATCGATATAAAAGATTCTACGTTCAGGTGCGCGAGATACACGATAAACCACTAACGAATCTTCCATATAGCGAAGTTGATTTACCAACTTCATCGCTTTGTGCAGATGACTAATTACTCTCTGCTTAGATGCATCAAGTAAACCTGAATTTACTTGTATAATAGCATCTTTAGCAAACTTAACACCGTTTGTTGCTTGTCCATTTTGTATATCAGGTGAATACACGTAATACTCGTCAACTATCTTTTCGTATTCTACTTTAGTCTGTGGATCGGTTACCTTTTGTACCTCTTTTACTTTACTGATATGTGTAGAATCGATTGGTCGTAATTCGGCAATACCCTTCTGAGGATTGTTTGAATCAATAATAACGTTGAAATATATTTTTCCATCAATGTACCAGTTGCGGAAATAGTCTTCTGACTTGTGATTAAATTTATAAAGCTGAAGTACTTTGTTAAATTCTTTTAAAATTTGTTTTTTTACATTATCGGGTTGATCTAAATCGTTCATCGCAAGATCAACTGGCGAAGATGTGTCCGATGCTGAAAGAGCACCGTCTACAATATCTGAGACCGCGGCATCGCACTCTGGCTGCAGCGCTGATTCTCGGTATTTTATAATTAATTCGTGGTCTGAAGCAGTAGTAGTTCCAGACAAATCTACATATTGCCCGTAGTAGCCACCACCAACAGTTACTGTTGAGCCGCCATCATCATTTGTCTTAGGAATAGGAGATACAAGTTCCTTCTCCGTCTTCTTAAGCTTTTTACTAATATCGTATCCGAATAATTCCATAATGTTATTTATATCACAATAAGCGGAGGGATTGGACCTCCGCTTACTGGATATCTATCTGTTAATTAAACTAAGAAGTTGTACCAGACTCCCAATATTGGTAAGCCAGTTCAACTGTGAATTCTTCAATTTGATCGTTGGTGTCGTAGCTCAAATCGATTCCAGAAACATTAATTGGATATGCACCACGAATGGTGTACTCCTTAGTAACATTTCCTGCTTTATCGAGCTGTTGAACTCCCATATCCGCTTGATAGTCTGTAGGATTGGCTAAACCTGTGTTATTCACATGCTCATTCATACCATTCATCCAACGTTCCATAGCGTTACGGATTTCCATACCAGTGTCATTGATAACTGTAATTGACCAGTTTTCGAATGTACGGTCGCCTGCAATTTTCAACTGACGACCACGAAATGGTACATCAAGCTGAGCAATTTGCGAGCCTGGTAATTGTGCACCTTTACACATGAAAGATGCGAGTTCTGTATCACCTCCAGCGTATCCTGGAAAGTTAACGATTGCTTTGAAAAGGTTAGGGCGTGCGCCCCCACCGATTAATTTTGATTTAAAATCATCTACTCCTAAAGTTGCCATAATTGTTTTTCCTTTCTTATATTATTTATATTAGTTAGTACCAACAATTTCAGAGAACTCAACGCCAGTGCGGGTAGCAATGAAGTTAAGAGTAATGAAGTTAATCGAACGAGCAGGTTTGATATAGATATCAGCCACAAAGCGGTTGGTATCAATCACTTGACCTGTGTTATTCGTTTCATCACATACAACTAAGAAGTCGGTAACACCACGACGACCTTTAACATCCCGTAGGAATGGTTCGGTCATGTTACGGAACATCGCGCGAGTGAATTCGTCGTTCAGTTCGAACAGTTGGAATTTAGCTGCGGTAGCAATTGCCTTTTCAAGAACCATGAACAGGCGACGTACGTTGATACGATCGAATGCAGAAGGTTTCTGTGTGAAGGTCTTATCACCAAATAGTACAATTCCTTGTCCTGGGAAATTGGTGATAGGATTAATTGCTGCTTTGTACAAAGCATCACGATCGGTATTCTTAGGATTGAAGCTCAATTTAGCTGCACCAAGAATTTGACCACGATTGAAACCAGCAGGCGAGAACCAAGGTTCTGCTACATCATCTGTGTTAGCACAAAGACCAGCAATATAACCATTAGTTGTAATCCAATCATAACGATCAAGATACTTATTATAGACATACACGGTAGAACCTGTTGTCGTAAAGTAATTCGATGTTGTAGCTGGAACGTTATCTTTGATGTGAGTTAGCTTCGTAGATTCAGACGATTTTGTGTGTAGATCAATCGGAGCTGAACCACAACCAAGACAATCTTTACGAGCTGCAGCGATTTGTAGTACTTTATTTTCAATTGTCTTTTGATCTGCGGCAACGGCCATAGGACTTGCGAAAAGCAAGTTAACATCTACAGATTCAGCATCTTCGAATAATTGAAGACCACGGAAACTGTCCGCATCAACACCTGTACCTATAATGTCAGCCGTACTGGCTGTACCATCTACACCAAGTGTAAAGGACAAGTCTTTTGCGCCGCTGTCGAGCAGTGCAGCTACTGGAGTTGCACTTAAACCAGCATCGGCAATAGAACCTGTTCCAATATCAGCATCTGCATTAGTAAATAGATCAGTGAGTGCATTTGCAAAAAGGTACTGTGAACCAGCGTTAATTACATCTTTATAGTAATTAGTTGCTCCAGTATCGAGTTTCGCACCTTTAGCAAGAGACAAACCTTGGTATTTTTCAAGGGTACTACCCTTTATACCTGTGAACAATCCGCCTTTGTCAATAACGAGGACGTGAATTTCATCACCAGTAATACCAGCATTTAAACCAGCATCTGTAGTTGAAGGCACGTAATCGAAATTATTAACGATTTTTGTGTTAGTTGTTCCTGAGTGTCCGATAATAACTTGAAGGCTATTACCATAAGCACCTGGGCAACGAGCAACAAAATACTCGTTAGCGTCAGTGCTCAAGCCTTCGAATGTTTCAAGATTACCGATTGGTGCACTTTCAACAGCTGCAGTACCATTTCCTACAACAGCATTACGAGCACCACTTGGAACAGCGCGCGAAACCTTTAAAAAGTTTCCGTATTTTAAAAAACTTGCAGCAACCAAGAACGACACAGAGTGTGCGGCGTCAGGTGTACCAAAGTTTGCTTGAAGATCTTTCTCAGAACTGATGTTAATCAATTCTCCGGAAGGTCCCCAGTTAAAGTGACCTGCGTATCCACCAATAGAGGTAGAGACTGCAGGAATCACATTTGTTAAGTCGATTTCATTTACCTCGACTCCTGGTGATACTAAGAATCCCATGTTTGTTTTCCTTTCAATGTAGTTTTAATTAATAAGTGAATCATAATAAGAGTGTTTTCAATAGTTCTATTTATAAATAAGTGGATTTAGAGATTATTCCACTCTTTTACATCATTTGCCATTTTGTCGTAAACTGTTCCGTATGATCTACCATCATCTATTTCTCCAAATAATGGTACATCTTCTTCGATTTGTTTCATTTTTTCTGCAAAAAGCATTTCTTTCAAATCCACAGTAGATATATCACCAAATGCTTCTGAAGAAACAAACCATGCAAACATTACGAGATTCATAACGAGATCATCATGATTTCCTTGTGTCGCTTCGTATGACGATCCCTTTATTTCAAACGTAGATAACTCAGATATCGTATCTGCATCTGGTATTTGTATCTTACCCAATTCAACTAAATCTTTTAGATTAGAACACCCAATACGTTTAACACGCTTTGTCATTGTAACACCAACGCCTCCTCGTTTTACAGTAGATTCTACAAAGGTATTTTCGTATTCATATTCGTAATACACATCATTACACACCACTTGCCCTACATCATTATTTTCAATAATCACTAAAGCTTCGTTGTACATCTTCGCGACTTTAACAATGATATCAGGGAAAATCATTGGAGATATCATGTTATCACGGAATGTAGCAACCTGCTCAAACATGCCAGTGGTGATATCAATTATAGTAAAGGTAGAATAATCCTGACCACGGCCTTTCGAAACGTCTACTGTCATTATATATGTATGATCTTCTTTAGGCTTTTTATAGTAATTAACGTTTCTTTCTATTTTTAAAGGGTGCTCAGGCTTAAGAGCGAGCAGACTGTTCGAAACAATAAGCGTATTTGCCGTTCCAAGAAAGTTATTTCCGTACTCTTGTTCAAACTGGAGTTCAGACGTGTTAGCTACTGTTTCAGCTTTCCACTTTTCGTCTCTTCCTGGAACATCAAACCAATCAATGCGCGAATGCTTGAATTCGTTAATTCCTTTTTGCGCACTTTCGTATATTTTAAAGAACATATTACCAACACCATTTGCAGTAGAAGTAATAATAACCTTTGTTTCGTCACCTGCTGAAATTACAGGATACGTTGATGTATAGAACTCAGCATCTCTTTCGACAAACGCAAACTCGTCAAGGAAAAGTAAGTCGATAGATAGACCACGAATAGAACTACCAGATGTAGCAGATGCTATTATTTTTGCGTTATTCGCGAAGGTGACATTTCCCTTATTCAATTCTTTACAACCTGGTTGTAAAAAGAAAGGTAGGTTTTCCAGTGCTAGAGTAATTCTACCTAGCATTTCACGAGCAGTAGCTCCCTTATTCGCAAGAATAGCAATAGTTTTTTCAGGATTAAAAATTGCGTACCACAGAATATATATAACTGACGTAATAGATTTGCCTGATTGCCGACAGGCTAAAACGATATTAAACCTATTTTCGTTAAAGGTTTTGAAAAGTTTCTTCTGATAAGAGTAAGGTTTAAAATCTATTAGCCCTTTACTCGGCGCGATGACTTTAATATATTTAGTTGCGAAGTACTCTGGGCTGCTCATACATTTCATGTATTCAGCAACTTCTTCCTTTGTAAAATCTTGATTGACATTGTCGCCTTTAACAAGCGCATTGCCCATGTAACCATCACCAGCCATAATAAATTAATCTATATTGATTGTTTCTTCTTTGTTATTTCTTAGAAATTTTTGAAGTTCAGAAGTAGAACCTACAAACACAGCGTTATTCGTGGTGTTAGAGGCTGCAGTTTCTTTCTCTTGTGTTATGTCTTTTCTAACCTTTTGTAATTTAACAAGATCCTGTGTCATATTGCTAGCATCTTTAATCATATTAGACAAAACCTCAAACGCTCGAGGATGCTCTGACTCCGACGCTAAAGCCATCATCTGATTGATCGCCTCAGAGGACTGATCAATCAGTTCTTTCATTTTATCTCGCGAATATTTTATATCCGTCTCAGTATCATTTATAATTTGACCCTTATCGACTTCAGTCTTAGGTTTTTCTATGATATCAAGATTCTTTTCGAGTGCATTAAGTATTTCATTTTTAGCCATGATCAAATCCAAAGGTTGTTGTAATAGTGTCCGTATCGTCTAAAGGCGGTTCATCACCTGCATCAACAGCGATTCTAACATTTTCTTCTCCGGTTTTATTAATAAACGTAAGCTTAGTATTATTAGGAATAGTTTGATTAGAGCTTACGGTAATACTATTTGGTTTACCGTTTGTTAGAGTATCAGCCACTGTAATAATTGTTGGAGGAATATATGTGGAAGTTCTAGGCATTCCTTTGAACGTCATTGTCTGACCTTCACGCAAAGACCCAATAACGTTGTCAATCGCTATAGTTGCTGTGTCTGAGATGCTGCTACTATTTACTTGTGCTGAAGGATTTTCAATATCACTATAAAAGAACGTATCTATTGTTCTTATAATCTTACCCTTACTTACTCCTCCTGCAAATCTCACCTTCATGTTAAAGTCGAGAGTGTAAACAAGTGTACGACGAGTTTGAAAGTCTCCTTCGTAATCATCTTGTATTGATGTACCGCTTAAAACCACAGGAACGTCTGTTACTGTGCCGGGTCCTTCCATATCTTTAATTGCTACAGTATACTCTGGCGCAAACGTAGGAAGAATCTGCTCGAAAATTTGTAGAGCATCATCTTGGTTTTTTGCATAAATATTTAACTGCATACCAACATTGTATGGAACACTCTGATTTACTACATTAGATTTCGTATCATCTCCGCTAATAGGCAAAACTCTTTTGTTAAATTTATTTAGTTTTGATTCTGTATCAAAACTAATATCTGAAATTTCAAAACTCATCCGCGGAAGTTTAATCGCAACAGATTTATTACCCGCGCCAGCAGTGTCAGATTCTATTCTTGCAAGAAACTTTTTACGCGGCCCATAAGCTATAGGTACACGTGTTTCACCAGTCCCCTGCCTTACAATTTTTATATTGTTAAATAAAGTTCCAAAGACAGCAACTGTCTTTTTCAAAGTTTGGTTATAAAAGTGTTTTCCGTTAAACATTAGCTTATTACGTCTGGTTCTCCGAATGGATTGGTTTCAGTAAAGTCTATAAAGTTATTCCCAATCGTTTCAAAATCTTCGTTATCTGCATAAGGATCATTGCTATCAATGGAGGTGAAAGCATCGATTGAACTAATTTCGTATGAAGCAGCAGATGTGACACCTATAATATTTCCTGTTGTACCTGCACTCGTCGGTGCAAAGAGTGTATTACTTCCATCACTCGCAACTTGACTCGATATTTCGATCTTCCCTGAACTTACAATAGATACTTCACCTGTAACGGTAATACCGCTTGTCGCGTTTGTCTGTGTTACATCTTCTCCTACTTGGTATGTGCCACTACCAGAACCAAGTGTAAGTTCTGTACGAGAAGCATAATCGGTTTCAAATTGATCAACTTCTACGATGCCAGTATCAATCGC